GAATTCAAAGATAAAGCGGCTATGATTTTTGAAACTGCTGTTAAGACAAGAATCCAAGAACAGACTAAAATCCTTGAGGCAAGATATGAAGAAAAACTTTCAGTAGAAACTGAAACAGTAAAAGAAGCTATGGTCGAAAAAGTTGACTCATACCTAAACTATGTTGTTGAAGAATGGATGAAAGAAAATGAATTAGCAGTTGAAAGAGGAATAAGAACTGAGATTGCTGAAGACTTCATTACTGGTCTTAAAGACTTATTCAAAGAACATTATATTGATGTTCCTGAAGAAAAATACAACGTACTAGATGACTTAACTACTCAGAACAAAAAACTTGAAGAAAAGTTAAACAACGAAATTTCTAAAAACGTTGATCTAACTAAATCAGTTTCTGAATCTGCAAAATCTAAATCTATTGGTGAAGTATCAGAAGATTTAGCTGACACAGAAAAAGAAAAATTCGAGAAAATGGCTGAGAATGTTGAGTACGATAGTGCTGACAAGTTTAGAGAGAAGTTAGAAACTATTAAAGAATCTTACTTTCCTAAATCTAAGATTGATGAAGCGACATCTAAAGATGAAGTTGACTCAGTTGCGGCTAATGCTCCTAGTGATTTCTCTAGTGGCAAATCCGATGCTATGGCTGCATATACAGCTGCAATAACTAAAAACATTAAGTCTGTAAAGATTTAATTTAATTAAAATAAATAGGAGAGATAAAAATGTATCTTACTGAAAACTTACAAGACAAATGGCAGCCAGTATTGGAACATCCTGATTTACCAAAAATCGGTGATGCTTACAAGAGAGCTGTAACAACTGTCATTCTTGAAAACCAAGAAAAAGCAACTAGAGAAGACGCTAGTTTTATGGCAGAAGCTGCACCGGTTAACGCAACTGGTTCAAACGTAAACAACTGGGATCCGGTTTTAATTTCACTAGTTAGAAGAGCAATGCCTAATCTTATTGCTTATGACGTATGTGGAGTACAACCGATGACTGGACCAACTGGTCTTATCTTCGCTATGAAGTCAAGATTTGCTACACAAGGTGGTACAGAGGCTTTATTTAATGAAGCTGATTCTGACTTTTCTTCAAGAGATGCTGCTGGCGGTTCAGGTTCTGCATCTGCACAGGCTGGTTCTAACCCTGCTGAACTTAACGATTCACCCGCTGGTACTTACACAACTGGTGACGGTATGACTACTGCACAAGCAGAAACGCTTGGCGATGGTACTGACGAGTTTGCTGAAATGGCTTTCTCTATCGATAAAGTTACGGTTACTGCTAAATCAAGAGCTCTTAAAGCTGAATACACTATGGAACTTGCACAAGACTTAAAAGCAATCCACGGTTTAGACGCTGAAACAGAACTTGCTAACATCCTATCTTCTGAAATCCTTGCGGAAATCAACAGAGAAGTTGTTAGAACAATCTACACTACTGCAAAAGCTGGTGCTCAAGTTAATACTACTACTGCTGGTATATTTGACTTAGACACAGATTCAAATGGTAGATGGTCAGTTGAGAAATTCAAAGGACTATTATTCCAACTTGAAAGAGATGCTAATGCAATTGGTCAACTAACAAGAAGAGGAAAAGGTAATATAATTATCTGTTCAGCTGATGTTGCTTCGGCACTTCAAATGAGTGGTGTATTAGATTACGCTCCTGCTCTTAATACTAACTTAAACGTTGATGACACAGGAAATACTTTCGCTGGTGTATTAAATGGTAAATTTAAAGTTTACATTGATCCATATAGTGCAAACATTTCTGCTAAACAATTCTACGTTGTAGGTTACAAAGGTACTTCACCATACGACTCTGGGATTTTCTATTGTCCTTACGTGCCATTACAAATGGTAAGAGCAGTTGGTCAAGATAGTTTCCAACCAAAAATCGGTTTCAAAACTAGATATGGTATGGTTGCTAATCCTTTCGCAACTACTGACGGAGACGGCGCAATTGACTTAACGTCACCTGCTGCTGGAGATCAAAACGTTTATTACAGACGTGTTAAAGTTTCTAACATTATGTAGTATTGGTTGATACCGATTATGAAAAAGGGGGCTTCGGCCCCCTTTTTTTGGTCTAAAAAACCGTTATAAATAGTAGTATGACAACATCAAATGTAATTGACAGAACAACTACTAAATTTGACTATGCAAGTCCGATTCAGTTTAGGTTCAAAATGACTAAACTTCCATTAGTTGAGTTTACTGTACAGACAGCAAACATACCTGGTATTGCTTTAGGGTCAACAAGTTTTGAAACACCTCTAAAAGATATTGCAGGTGTTGGCGATAAGGTTACATATCAGACTTTAGATGTATCATTTCTAGTTGACGAAAATCTTAATAACTACAAAGAGATACACGACTGGATCACAGGACTAGGATTTCCACAAGATCATAAACAGTTTAAAACTTTACAAGGAACAGGTGCAGATAGATTTCCTGGAACAACATCAAGTACGGCTGCAACAGGATCAAGTATACCACAACCTCTTTCAGAAGGTGGTATATATTCAGACGCAACACTCACAGTATTAAATAGTAAGAACATTGCTAAGACCGAGATAAGATTTCAAAATGTATATCCTGTGACTTTAGGTGGTTTATCTTACGATATCAAGGCAAATGATGTTTCTTATATAACAGTAAATGCGTCTTTTAACTATATGTATTACGATATAGTTCAGATTTCTTCTTCATAGTACGCTTTACATTTGATTAAAAAGGTGATATAATATATACATGACATTAGAAGAATTACAACAATCAGTAGATAGGGATTTTAAATTAGATGACACAGAATTAGATGCTGAGTCAATCAAGATACCTTTATTACATAACAAATACTTACAACACTTTAATAAGTTTTCTCTACTATTAAAGAAATCAGAATACGAACATAAGACTATGTTAAGAGATAAATGGGAATACTATACAGGTAAGGCAGACGCCGCTGTATATCTATTGAAACCTTTTGATATAAAAGTATTAAAATCAGATGTACATATCTACATGGATTCAGATCAAGATTTACAAAGAGCAGATCAAAAAGTTGCTTATCAAAATCAAATAGTTAAGTATCTTGAACAAGTATTAAGAAGTATTAATAATAGAACTTTCTTAATTAAAAACGCTATTGAATGGAAGAAGTTTACTAGTGGCGCCATTTAATGCTAGACATTACAAACTATATTAAACATTTCCCAAATGCATTAAATAAATCTACTGCTCAATTAGTTGTAGATCACTATTATAAAAACGCACCTTGGCGTAAATCTTCTTTTGCTACAAATACAGGATTATCTCCTGAGTCTTCTAAAAAAGTTTTAATGAACGAGTATTGGATTAAGAAAGGCGATATGTATTATGATGATTTGAAAAAATCATTTCGTCATATGGTAATTGAATATTGTAAAATACACTCAAAAATTATTCCAGAAAGATTTACAGATTTTAGATTAAATCATTATTCAGAAGGTGGATTTATGAAAAATCATATTGATAATATACATCACTCACATGGTCAAAAATTTGGCTATCCACATATAACAGCATTAATGTTTTTAAATGATAATTATGAAGGTGGTGAAATTGTATTGTGTGATGGCGATTACAAACCACAAAAAAAACAAGGTAGTGGTATTGTGTTTCCTTCTAACTTTATGTTCCCACATGAAGTAAAAAAAGTTACTAAAGGTCATAGATATTCTTTAATGACTTGGATTCTTTAGTCGTATATACACTATTATTTAACGTATAAATATAAGTATGACAATATGGAATACACATTTATATGATTATCAATCGGGACAATTCTAACCTCATCATCATAGAAAAGAAGAACGAAGTTTACATTACGGTAGACTGCGACTCTGGCGTACAGCGAGAGATATCTGAATTCTTTACTTTCTATGTACCAGGATATAAGTTCATGCCAGCATTTCGTAATCGAATGTGGGATGGTAAGATAAGATTGTTCTCACAAAAGACGAAAGAAATATACTTTGGTCTATATCCATACATCAAAGCATTCGCCGAAGAACGAGGATATGTTGTAGTTGCTGGTAAAGATGTAGAGATAGATAACAAGGTTGATAGAGAAGTTGTCACAAAATTTTCTAATAGTCTAGGTCAAAAATTTGAGGCGAGAGATTATCAGATAGACGCCATATTTCATAGTTTAAAACGCAATAGGACGCTTCTGGTGAGTCCTACGGCATCCGGTAAGTCATTCATCATATATTCCTTAATACGATACTACACCCACCTAATCAAAGAAGACACTAACAATCGAATACTATTAATCGTACCTACAACCTCTCTGGTTGAGCAGATGTACACAGATTTTGAATCATATGGTTGGAATGTAAAGAAGAATTGCCACAGATTATATAGTGGTTATTCAAATCAAACAGATAAGAAAGTACTCATATCTACATGGCAAAGTCTATATAAATTACCTAAAGAATACTTTGAACAATTCGGTGTTGTATTTGGTGATGAGGCACATCTATTTAAATCTAAATCATTGACAGAGATTATGACTAAGCTTACTGATTGTAAATATCGTATCGGTCTAACAGGTACATTAGACGGCGCTCATACACACAAGTTAGTATTAGAAGGATTATTCGGTGCTGTCAATAAGGTAACTACAACTAAAAAACTTATGGATAAGAATCAGTTAAGTAATCTGGTTGTGAGATGTTTAATATTAAAACATACTGAGGCTAATTGTAAAATTGTATCAAAAGGTAAGTATCAAGACGAGATAGATTATCTTGTAAGTAGTACACCTAGAAATAATTTTATTCGTAATCTAGCACTTAAACTCAAAGGTAATACTTTAATATTATTTCAACTTGTAGAAAAACATGGTAAGAACTTACAACAAATCATTAAAGATAAAGCTGAAGAAGGTCGAAAGATATTTTATATATATGGCGGAGTTGATACAGAAGAACGAGAGAAGGCTAGAGCAATAGTTGAGAAAGAAGATAACGCTATTATTGTAGCAAGTTACGGTACTTTCTCTACTGGTATTAACATTAAGAATCTACATAATATAATCTTTGCAAGTCCATCAAAGAGTAGAATAAGAAATTTACAATCAATCGGTAGAGGTCTAAGATTAGGTGATAATAAAGTAAATGCAACACTATATGATATATCGGATGATTTAATTTATAAGTCTAAAGAAAATTATACACTAAAGCACTTTCAAGAAAGAATAAATATATACACAGAGGAAGAGTTCGATTACGAGATACATAATATTAACTTAAAGGATTAAAATGAATACTGTTAAGGAAAGAGATTATCGTATGGTAAAATTAACTGATGGTACTACTATCATGGGTAGTATTGTTGTTGATAAAGATTTCCTACGAATCACAAATGCATTAGAGTTAGTTACGATACAAAGGCAGACAGAAGTAGGTTCTATAAAAGACACTACTCTAACGCCTTGGATATCCTATACAAATGATAAGACGTTTGTTATTCCTAAAGATAAGGTTATGGTAATCACTCAAGCAGATACTTATATATCACATTATTACGAAGTCATATTAGATAAAGTATTGAAGGCAAAAAAGAACGCTAAACCTGTGTTATCTGCCGAAGAAATGGATAAGATATATGCGTTGGCAGATCAGATGGATCAAATGCAAAGAATCGATCAACGAGAGGCACAATGGTCGGAAGAAGATTTAATCGACTTATTTCAAAAGAAAACTATCCATTAAGATATAGCTATATAGCTGGTTCTCTAAGCATCTACATATGCAAGTATAACATAGATACCAGAATAGTCAAGCGTATCGAAAAACATAATTAAATAATACAACCTGCTTTACATTTAGATATAAAAATGATATAATAAGTAATATTAATCAGAAAGATAAATTATGGAAAAAACAAAAGCAAAAGCGAAACCACATTATGTAGATAATAAGTTGTTTCTTCAAGCTATGATCGAACACCGTACTAAAGTGGCAAAGGCGGAAGAGAAGAAAAGAAAACCACCATTGGTGACCAATTATATTGGTGAGTGTTTTTTAAAGATTGCTAATCACCTTTCTTACAGACCTAATTTTATAAACTATACTTACCGTGATGACATGATCTCAGATGGTATAGAAAACTGTTTACAGTATATGAGAAACTTCAACCCAGAGAAATCTAATAACCCATTTGCATACTTTACACAAATTATATACTATGCATTTATCAGAAGAATACAAAAAGAAAAGAAACAGCAAGATGTTAAGGCTAAACTAATTGCTACTTCTGGTACTGAAATGATGATGGACTCTCTAGTAGGTGATGACGCTCAATACAAAAATCAGATGTTAGAGTTCTTACAAAGAAATGTAAAAGAAAGTGTACCATCAGAACCTAAAAAAGTTAAGAAGAAAAAGAAAAAATAGATAATGAAAATAGCGTTGTTAAATGATACTCACTTCGGTGTGAGAAACGATAGTATGATCTTTGATGACTTCTTGCATAAGTTCTATGAGGAAGTATTCTTCCCATACTTAGAAGAACATAACATCAAGACACTCATTCATTTAGGTGATGTAGTTGATAGAAGAAAATATATTAACTTTAGAGTTGCCAATAACTTCAGAAAGAAGTTCTTACAGAAACTATGGGATAAGAAAATTGATACTCATATCCTAATAGGTAATCACGACATATACTATAAGAATACAAATAGTGTAAATGCTTTACAACAGTTATGTACTGCACCTGATGGCATTAATGAGCCATGGATATATGAAGAACCTAAAGTAGTAAACTTTGACGGTCTTGATATATTAATGTTACCTTGGATAAATCCTGAGAATCAACAACAATCATTTAATATGTTAGACAC